CAACGAAGCCAGAAAAGAGCTGGCCGTCGAGGTTGACCATCGGTCCCCATCGGTCAGTCAGCTCGCCTTCGAGAGCGGTCAGGTTCGCTGCGTCTGCAAGGCCAGTTACGATCGTGTCGTACTGCTTCCCGGCAAGCGCTGCGATTGCGCCACTGGAATCCAAGTCAACGCTCGTTGCGCCGCTCGCCATTGGGCTCACGACACAGGTCACGCCGCTCGGCGTCGTGTCCGTCTCGCGGTAGTTGGTGCGAACGTCGATGTCGTTTCCTTCTGGGCCATCAACAACCGCCAAGAGCGTGACGATGCCAGCCGCCGCCGATGCGGTGACAGGTGAATCTGAGTTCGCGTTGACCAGGGCAACGAATGCCGCGCCCAGCGTGGTTGGAGTGGACGCCGAGTTCACCGAAACCTGGTACCGGTGGCCCGCAACGTAGACGTTCTGCGCGCCTGCCGCTGGAGTGGTCGCGGTGAAAGTTACCGTGCCCGTTGCCGGGGTGCCAGATGCCGGGTCGATGCCCATGACGTAGAGCGTCGTGCGCTCGTTGTCTTCGAGCCATGCCTTGGTCATCGCCGTGGCTTGTGAGCGTCGGCCAAAGAAGCCCTGCGCATCAGAGAGCCGGGTCACGCGAGTTGGGATGTTCTCGGCCACGGTGCCCGTGTCGAGGTCCACCGTGTCTTGTGTCCCGCCGCTGAGGCGGTAGCCGATGATGAGTGCGGAGTGAGGTCGGACGCCTGTTCCCTCGATGGCACCCGTCGCGTCGATCTCGACGAAGTGCCCCGGAGTCAAGATGTCAGACGGGATTTCATTGAATGAAACAGTCATGCCTTATTGTCCTCTTCTGCTTTGGCCTTTGCCTTTGCTTTGGGTTTTGCCGGAGCCGCCTTCGGTTCCGCAACGATCTCAAGCGAGCCCTCTCGGACACGCCTCTGCCAGTATGATTTCCACGGGACGATGGCGCCCTCCGGTGGAACCTCGCGCCCGTAGGGTCCGAACACTCGGAGCCCGCGCAGCGGCTTCACATGTCTTGTCTTCATCAACCTTGCTCCAGTTCGATCCAGCTCTGCGCTTCAATATCGATGTTATGCTTGGGGCGTAGATCCCAATCGATCGCAGCCGTCTCGAAGTCGTCTAGTCGTAGACACTTGTCCATCGAATCGTAGTAAGCCTGCGGCGGCCGCGCATCGACTTCGAATGTGATCTGGCCACGGAACGACGGATAAATAACGCCGTCAAGCGAGGCGGTCCCGTACTCGACATTGCCAGACCCGAGAACGTACCGAAGAACGTTCTGAAGCTCCGGCAGCCTCTGCTCTTCCAGGCTGAAGGGCGAAGCGCCAACGCGGCAGGTGCCGAGAATGATATTCCAAACTCTCCGAAGAATCGGCCAGCGAAGGTCGATGTGGTTGAGCGCCGTCGCTGGCGTGTAGTAATCAAACCGCCAGGTCGTCAAGTCTTGGAAGATCCAATCGCCCTTGTCCTGGTCGATGTCGCGTAGACGGTATACCGACAGGCACGGCAGGATGCTCATACCCATCATTGCCAGCGGAAGCGGAGCGCCAAAGGTCCGCATGATTGCGTCCTGTTCGAGCAGCGACTGAAGCTCGCCGTTGACCGCTTCCCGGCATACGAGCCCAAGCGCCTGCGTCTCCAAGTCCTCGATGCGGTCTAAGCTCATCGTCGCTCCGAAGAGACAGAGCCCGTGGGAATCAGCTCACCGCCTGCCACGGTGACAAGCAGGCCGTTCATCTCACGGTCAAACTTCACTTCCCAAATCTTGCGCTGGGCGTCATGGACATCGCCGCCCGCCGTCATCGCAAGCTGGTAGAGGTGTTCTGCCGCGCCATACCGAATCGCGTCGGTGAGTTCTTGCGGGTAGACTAGCTCGCTGAAGCTGACCGCTGGGTTCCTCCGCCGGAGCGATTCGAGCGTTCGGTTGAGCCCATACTGTCGGGCGTGCTTGCTGCTGCCCTGCCAGTCAGTGAGCCCGAGCCTCTCGCGAACATGGCCGCCGAGCCAATCGTTCAAGTTCTCTTCGCTCACAATCTGATCGACGTCTATGATTTCAATCGGCATCCACGAACCCTCGATCCAGTTGTAGTAGTCACCCGTCGGGCGCTTCACGGTATTGTTCAGCAGCTCTCCCATCGTGCCTTGCACAGTGTACTCGCTTGCTATCCCATTCCAAATCTGGGCAACAGTTGCCCCGCCGGTCCCGCCAGTGCCGCCTTCGACCTCGACCGTTTGAACTTCGGTGAGGTTCGACACGACAGATTCGATTGCAACCGTGAACCCTCCAAGCGTGAGAACGAACGGCGACTCGCCAGCGGGGTCAGTGAACAAGTTCCCGTTGACTACGAGCCGATGATCGTTCTCGGCGGGCCTGAACTTCCAACGATTCTGAAGGAAGAACGTTGAGCCGAGGTTAGTTGTTTCACTGATAGGGTCACCGCCCACTGTCCTGAACGCCTGCGGGTATCGCATCCGGGATGAGTCAGCGAGCAACCAGTCCTTCCATTCGGAATAAATCTCTTGCCACGTCAATGCGTTGTCACCGGCCGCGTCAATCTCCACGATCCTCAGATTGATCGGATCGAATGTAACAACGTCTGGCATGCCTTACCCCTGGTCATACGGGCAAGTCGCCCCTCGACATTCAAATACGACGCCCGTGTCTAAATGGATTTCAATCTTGTCGCCCGCGTCGGGGTCGACGAGATGGTACGCTCGATGAACGAGGTCGGAGAACACTGCGAAAGATAGATTTGGAGAGTGATCAAGTCGCACGACCTCCAAAGAATCGCCCTCCACCAGTTTCCCGAACGTCTCGTGGATGTGCACTGTGTAGACAGTAGCCATAGCGTTATGCCGGGAAGGCGCTTTCGCACTTCGCGCAGAAGATCCATTCGTTCGTTCCGTCCATCGCGACCGACGATAGCAGATGGCAACGCGGACACGGCTCGTTCCGTCCAGTCGGTATCATCTTCGGAGGTAACTTGAACACAGCGGGCGAGCTGTCCTCATACAGCAGTGAGCACGTGTGCATAAACCTATGTTCTTCGACCTTGACTGCCACAACGGAAGGCTCGCTGACCGCCTTGTCCGCCTCTGCCATCGCTTCTTGCTCGCTCTGTGACGTGGAGTGACGGACCCAGGCTTCGCCAACCTTGATCTCGACCGCGAACTGATGCGACTCCTTGCGCCATAGCTGCTCAGGCATTTTCGTAGTTTCTGTCAACCTGTTGGTTCAAGTCAACTGTCGTCGTTGCGGCGTAGCTCGTGTCCTCGAAACGGATGGGGATGTAACCGGGGTAAATCGCCACGACGTCGTAGCCCGTGGAGCCCTGAAGCGACGCGGCGAACGCGCCGCCAGTAACACTTTCGGTCCCGTCCGCTTGCGTAGATGTGCCGGTTAGAAAAACTCGAACCTCGGTCCCGTTGACGATGCCCGTGTAGGTTATAGTGATGCCGTCGATGACAGTGGTCGTCGCGTTAGTCCCGTTGCGATAGGTGATGCCAGTCGAACCCGAGTTCGTGATCGTGACAGCGCCGCCGCTGTTGTTATAGACGGACGCCGTGTTGGATGTCGTCGCGCCGTAGCCGGTAAACGTGTGACCCGTGAACGTGTAGCTTCCGGTGGCGCCGTTGGGGATGTAGATGGCGGCCTCTGTCCCGCCTCCGCCATAGATCCAAGTGTTACCCGACCAGTTGGCCGAGCCCGTAGCGTCCAGCAGTACCGCGCCCGTCGTCGTCGTAGTTGTGTTGCTGATCGTGTTGTCTTGAAAGTCAGCAGGCCCAGGGTCAATCTGACCGCAGCCATTGAAGCTGCTCGACGTGATGCTTCCCGAGCCAGAGTAATAGTTGGCTGGGAAGTTCACGGCGTTCTTCAGGTTGTTGAATGCGACGCCTTCGATCTCTAGCGTGAGCTGTTCCGTTCCCGAGTCCTCGATATCCACGCCTGGGCCAGCCGATCCAATGGAACCGTTCTTGAGAATGATCGTGGTATACGGGCTGCCCGATGTGGCGTGATTGAACTGCAATCCATACGCGCTGTCTGAAACATCCCGGTCCTCGAACGCCAACACAAACCCATCGTGCTCGAAGTAAGTTGCGCTTGTGAACCCGATGCCCAACCGACCCTGACAACCAAACGTGTTGGCCGTGTACTCGCGAATGATGCCGAGCCCGCCAACAGTGGCGTCTGGATCTCGATCCGCAACTACGCACGCCAAGAAGTCGAGCGGGTCGCCGGATGTGCCCGCATAGAAGTTCACGTAGTCGCCGTATCCGCCTATGCGGATGGCGTCCGTGCCACAGTTCCACCCCTTGAATGACTTGGCTAGTGTCGTGTAATAGATGCCGAATACTTCGACAGAAGTCTCCACGAACGAGGCATAGCTGCCAGCCTCTTCGTAGATCTCGCCGTTCGTGTTCTTCGTCGCCAGGTACGCTGCGTCAATCAACATGCACTGAAACGTGGTCTGCGTTTCTTGGTGCTTGAATACCTCGCGGTCACTGCCGGAGTTCATCAGCACGATCGTATTCGTGCCGTCGCCGAGCTTGATTCCGTGCGGAGTCTCGTCCGCAGTGGCTGGCTTCCATGTTCCCTGGTCTGCGATGTTCGCGCTCCAGATATACACCAGCGGGAAAGTGGCGAGGCTTCGCGATGTGCCGGTGTGATAGATGGAGTCCGAAGTCGTATCCACAGCACTGGTGATTGACGTGCCGTTCTCCGCATACGTCGTCGTGTTCGTGCCGCCATCTGGGATCGTCCAGCCGGTCGTGGAGTCGGCCGCGTTCTGGGTTGTGCGGTTATCGTCAACGCTAGCGGTTGCCACGGCTGCACCTATCGTAAAGTGTGATGACCGCAGCCTGGTGCGACCAGAGCACACCCTTGTCTTGCACGGTCTTGATACTGACTACGCTGTCCTCTGGACGCTTGTGCATCACAGCCGGGTTGTAGTGGGCGGAGCCGAAGATGTAAATACACTCTTCGGGATGCTCGAAGTCGTGCAGCCACACCGTCTCCGGCGTCTCGTGTGAGCGCGGCTCGATGAACACGCGATGGAGGGTACACCCTTCGAGAGCCGCCTGGTAGGTCGGGAACTCCCGAAGGGGCGCCTTGCGTTGGCTGTTGCGTATCCCGCTCACCGGCACCATGCGCCAGTCCTCAATGCCGAAGTCTCGAAGCGGGAGATTCCACAGCGGGGCCTCGGTCAGCGGAACCATGTCGCGCCATTCCCAGTGAGCGAGCACTGCGACCATTACAGGTTCAGGAAGTTACGTTCGATCTGCGAGGCGACCGGGATGGTCAACGCGCTTGTCGAGATTGTCTGGACCGATGACTGCGTGTACTGAGCAGTTGCTTGGCCGATGGCACGGCACTGAACGTCCGCGTTCGTGCTGCCTGACCTTCCGCCTTGCACGTTGTTCGAGTAGTCGAACGCGAACCCGACAGATCCAGACGGGTTGGTGCCCGTAACCGGCGTGTCTCCTTGGTCCTCAACGATGATGGCATCGGGCGAGTCGATCGTGTACTCGTCGATGTTCGCAGTTCCATCGGTCGTAGATACGATGTCGGAGCCGTCGTACCGAGTCACGTCCCAGATGATGTCGCTCGTTTCCGAGGTCACCTGGTAGATACCGTTCATCGGCTCGTCTGCTCCTGTGAGCCCGGTTACGCGGACGTATTGACCGTCCCCAGAGTTGAGCGCCGTGAGCCCGTTGCCTGCGCTGTTGAACGTCCCGTCTGGTCCAGTGCCCGCTGTGATAACGAGGTCCGTTGTCGAGCGGCGCCGAGTGTAGTCGAAGAACAAGGTGTACTCGGCCACCGCGTCGTCGATAAGGGTCTGGTTGAAGTCGAGCGTCACTGACACCGAAAGCGGCGCAGATCGAAGCGTGCCCAGGTTGTCGTAGTACACCGTGTCGTTGGATGACGCAGCGTTGAGGTAGTTGATGTAGACGCCAGACCCGCCGCCGTCAGGATTGACCGGATACGACAGACCGCCGTCCACAGAACCAACCTGAAGCGTAGGACCAACGAACCGCATCAGACCATCCATTGACTTGCCGATGGCCGTTTCGGCGCCTTCAGAGTCGATGTCCGATGCCTGTCGCAGCGAGTACTGAACGAACTCGTAGACCTCGGTGTTCGTACCATTATCTCCGCTGTTCGCGTCTACGATGATGCCGAAGTCGTATGGGCCTCCAACCAGGAACCCGTCACCGCCACCCAACCCGTTGCCTCGCGACTGTGGAGTAGCGAAATAGCCGATGCTCATCCCGTTCCAAGGGGCAGAGCCCGAGATTGAGGCATCGGACGCTGTGATGTCCAGGTCTTGCGAGTTCGCCAGGCCGAACGTAAACAAGCGGTTCGAGAGAACCGACTCACCGGCCGCAGCCAGGTTCGCCTGCGCGAACGTTCGAGCGTTGCTGTTCCCTGGAGTAGTTCGCTCTCGTAGCCTCAGCGTGAGCGCCGTGCGGTTATCGACCGCGAAGTGAATCGTAACGTCGTCTGCGTTGTTTGTCAGAAGCCCAGTTACGACCACTGTGCCGTCTACGCTGTCATCGACCGTCGTCAGCACCCATGTGCCGTCGTTTGCTGGATCTTCCGCGTCGATGATTGTGATGGAGCCACCGACTTTGTAGCCGTCAGTTGCCCAGTTGCCGCCGTCGCTGCGGGTGATCGTGTTCGTAGCTGTGATCGCAAAGTCGCTTGCCGGTGTCGCCGTGCCGTTGTAGACCAGGATGGCCTCATTGACCGGGCCGTTGAAGGTGAAGTCCACCGTGTCATCAACTGTCGTGTCCGTGCCGAACTGGTAGTAGGCCAAGTCGCCCGTACCTGCCGTTTCGTCCAGGAACGCGCCCAGGGTTCGGATGCCCGCATACTGCGCGGCCAAGGTGCCCGCCGCGCTGATTTCGGACCAGCCCATGTTTCGGAACATCTTGCGAGTCCGCACCGCGTAGGTCCCGTTGTCCTCCGGAGTCCAGCCCGAGTTGTTGCCTGAGGGGTCCTGGCCGATGAGATACTTACCAGCGTCCGAGTCAATCGTCAGCATGGGAAAGGGCGCGTTGGCGATGAGGAAGTTGTCGTCCTTCCAATCGATCACCGCTTTGCTGTAGAACGCCTGCCCGAGTACGCCGTCGAGGTCGAGCCCGCCGCTTGTGGTCGTATCTTCGAGCAAGTAGCAGCCGAGGCCAGCCGTGTCCCACATCAAGTTCTTCATCTCGGAACGGAAGTCCACTGTCTCCGAAGCGCCGTCGTTCGGCTCGTTCGTGGACGTGTCGAGCTTCAGACAAGTGTGCCCGTTCGTAACGTCCGCCGTGACCTCGTAGATGCCGTTGTTGTCTGCGTCAGAATGGTTGTACGCCTCGAAGCGTGACCCGATCGACAAGGTTGGCAGTCCGGTGACGGACGTGATGTCCACATACCGGCCAGACTGATTCGCGAACACAACATCTGTGAGAGTGTCCGTGTTCACATGACTGAACACTTCGATGGTGTCGATCGTGTCGGTGGCGTCCTGCGGGTCGGCCCCGCTTACCTTCTCCAGAACAGCCGCCGTGGCGCTCGTTCCGCCAGCATCGTTCACTCTGTATAGCCCGTTGTTCACGGTGTCTACAGCGTTGCGGATTTCCAGCCACTCGTTGTCGAGCATGATCGGAAGAGTCCCGGCAGAGGTGATCGTTGTCGCCCGACCAGAGCTTGCCGTGAACGCCAAGTCAGTGACCGTCGTGCTCACTCCTTGACTCAATCCGTTTGGGTCTGTGATTATTCCGAGTGCCATCTACTTACTCCGTAACTTTGATTCAACTTCAAACTCGACCGCGTCGGCGATCACTTGGGCTACTACTTCTTTTTGCGCTTCGAGCGCAGGAATGAGATAGGGCTGGGCCTTCATGCCCGCCGTGGAGCTGGCGAATATCTTTCCCTGCGGGCCTCGCCACATCATCGCCTTCTTGGTCTTGGGATAGATGCGCGCTTGCTTCGGTCCGTGGATACCGGTACCAAACTCAACGAAGGTCGCGTAGTGCGCGCCCGATGCCACGATTGCAGTCAGGTCGTTAGACATGAGCGAGCCCGTAGGCGCTTCTGCTTGGGTCGAGTTGGCGAGGTTCCCGGTCTTATGCGGCGCTCGAAGCCTTGCATCTTTAGCAATCAAATCGACGCCCTCCCAGAGTCCCTGGGAGGCGCCGGAATCGATCGCTTCGATGAGGCCGAGGCCGTCTAGTTCAAACTCAATCTTTCGTTTCATCTTCCACCGGCAGCGGTTGCTTTGCCTCGACCGC